AATGTTAGGCATGGCTGCAGCCCTGTTAGCATTCGGCGCCGCAATGTATTTTGCAGCCCCGGCTATCGGTGCTTTCGCCGTCACAATGGCAGGTGTTGCACCAGCACTGGTGATGGCAGCGCCAGGGCTCTTGATCCTCGGACTGTTTATTGCCACCATCGCTGGTTCTATATTTGTGGCGGCAGCAGGGGTGGCATTGATGGGCGTTGGCATGGCTATGATGTTTGATTCTTTAGATATTCCAAAAGCGATAGCATTCGGTGCCTTGGTATTCGGGCTAGCAATCGCTGCCCCAGGATTAGTAGCCGCAGGCTTTGGCTTTGCCGGCGTTGGTGCCGGAATGCTCTTGTTTGGTCTTGCATTAAAGATGATCTCAACAAGAGATCTGGAAGCCATGGGACAATTTGCAGTTGGTATGTCTGAAATGAACGTTGGAAACATCAACGCACTGGTAACTGCATTAAGAGCAGTCGCCGACGCAATGGACGAGATCCCAACTGCGAAAGCAATAATGTTGACAGCTACCTTAGACGCTGCCGCCATCGCAGCGAGAGCTTCTAACGCAATTGTAGGTCGTAGCAGCGGACAAGAAGGAACCAGAACACAAGCATCTGCTTCAAAGCAGAAGCCTCAGCCAGTTAATGTGCATGTTACTTTAGAATTAGATGGTGAAGTTTTAGACAGAAGAATAGTTAAGACTAGCACCGATGCTAGATCCTCCGGTGGCTTATTGGACACCGTAGCGAATATACTAAACTAGCGTGAGACAGGAGATTATTAAAAATGGCTAAAACAGATTGGGAAAACCAACAGCGACCGGTCTTTGATTCGCAGAAGTATGGCATCGTCACAGATGACCCCTCGAACCCCGGAAAGAAGCGGGTTTCTGAACCAGATCTAGCTAACAACAACGCAGAGACGACGCGCACTCCATCCGGTGGTAAAGCAACGAGGCACATGCCTCATTTTATAGATGGCTCGGATGCCATGGCCAACAAGGGAATGACGGTCTCCTTTCAGCACGTGCCATCGGAAGAAGATGTTACCTTTAAAGCTTTCATAACCGCATTTAACGAAACTTATAACTGTGATTGGGCATCAGAAACCGTCTTTGGACGCTCCGATCCGATCCACATGTTCAAGAACACTCAGAGAGAAATTACGTTATCCTTCAATGTCCCCGCCGCATCAGAAGGAGAGTCATTCGAAAACCTGGCCAGAGTGCAGAGGTTGATAACATTCTTATATCCATCCTATACAGGCAATACTTTTGCTGGTGATAAAAATGCTGACGGGTCTGCACAACAGGCAGACGTAATGAATGCACTTACGATATCAAATTCCCCATTGGTTAGATTGAGAATAATGAACATATTGGCAGCCCGCCCTCAGATCGGCGATGCCGGCGGAGCCAATCGTGCAGAAGAAGAAATAAGATACTCAAATCTTGGAACATTCGAGAGTCATGTAGAAGACGGAGGCGGCGGCGAGTGGCCAGCTTCATCAGTAGGCAGCAACCGGGTGGCTGAAAATTTCCACGGTGGGTTGTTGGGAATTATTAAGAACGTCACGGTTAACCACAATCTAGATAACCCTGATTTCGGCGTATTCGAGATTAACCAGGGAACAATCCTGCCTAAAATGATTGAAGTGAATCTTACATTTTCCGCAATCCACGAGCACACTCTCGGATGGTTTAATGATGGTGATGGTGGACAAACATTTGCAAATCAATTGTTCCCGTATGGAGTTAATGACTCCACAGGATTCGATCGTGGCGCAAACGCCCCAGACCCCGCATCACTTGCGCGCGCCAATAATTTAGCATACGACCAAATCACCGGTGAACTGGATCAGATGGCTGAAGAGGTCGAACAGTTCGAGCAAGATCGAGCGAATGCCGCAGCCCGATACTCAGGAGTGTTTGGGCGCGCCCGGTTCGCTAAAGACATTAGTTCGAATAGATACGAAGATAATGCACGCATTAGATCCGCCGTACGCGGTCGCGCCACTCAGGACGCAACCAACTCAACCAACGCAGCCCTAGAGGCCATCGGATCCGACTCAAGAGCCTCGGCTGTAGACGTCTATCGAGATCTCGGTATGGGAAGTAGAGATAACTTTGACGACTTTATCGATTAGAGGAAAAGAAAATGCCAAGATATAAAACATCAAAAATAATGAATAACGACAGTGAGTTCTACAGGTTTCTGCGAGAGAAGCGCGGAGTTAAGAACCTGCGTCACTACGCAACACCAGTTCTGCATAATCCCTCAGTAGCAGAGCGCGCCTCCACCGCGACAGTCTCTCATACATGGGGCTACGGAGATCGATACTACAAGTTATCTCATAAGTTTTACGGCACACCAAACTACTGGTGGGTAATCGCTTGGTGGAATGGGCGCCCAACAGAAGCTACCGTTCAAAACGGTGCTGTGCTTCAAATACCAACGAACCTTGAAGATGCCCTGAGCATCATGGGAACTTACTAATGGCAGGCGGCGGAGGTGACGATGCGTGGGCCAATGCGACCGGCACCTCGATTGCGGAGAGGACGCAGTCCTTGGCTGAGGAAGCGGCTATCAACGAAGCGGTACAGCAACTCAGAGATGCTGTCGGCGCCGCAGTCGTACAAGTCCGACCCGCAGTAATACAAAATGCCACAGCAATTTTGGAAAAAGCACTTCAAGCAGAGGCACTTAGGGATGAGATAATTGAGAGCCTGCAAGACATCTTTCCTGATTTAGATCCTGGACCATGGAAGCAACTGGGTACCGAAGCATATTTTAATGGGAGATCGGCAGATTTCGAGACCCTTCGTGTGAACACCCAGCCAATCAAGACCGACGGATCCCGAGGCGACGGTGACCGATACTGGGCCGAGACAGCAAGTTCAAAATACCTCGAACGGCTTTCCCAGACTACTTTACAAAACCCGGAAGTTCAGAAGCATCTCTGGCAAGCAAGTGGTAGCCCACCAAATAATAATAGTATTGCCGGCGCGGGACCATGGGGTACCGGGTGGATCAAGGGAACAGATCACCGATGGTGCTGGGTATCAACTCTTGACACTACATTCAGGAACTCCATACCAGACTTCGGATCGTATGATACAGCCTTTTTTAGAGCAGCCGGCGGGGACTCGTCGGCCGTCGGCAGCGGCACTGAAACGACAGGAGTCGAAGTTTTTAACGGATATCCTCACGGATGGCTAACAACACTTGAGACTGTGATAGCTATGCTTGGTTACTATGTACAGTCTGCATCTGAGAAGGAACAGCACTCTACATTGGGCGGACCAAGTCTGCGCACTTCTGCCACCAACTATTTTAAGCCATATTCAATGTTCACAGAGAACGATATTGAGCATCTCAACCGCGGCGATATCGATGTAGGATGGAATTCAATTATGGATGCAAACCACTCTAACAATAATAGTTGGACCAAGGCCGGCAAGCTTCCATATAATCGAAACGAACCAATCACCGGAGAAAACACCCCAGACAACTTTCTACAACGTTCGTTTTCTCAAGGAGAAAATGGAGAGTGTCACAATGGTGGTCAATGGCGCGCCAACGAAGGAGTAACATCTATAGCAGGAGGACGCAGCCATATGCACAGATTCTTACGTCCATACTCAATGTTGTTCAGCGGCGGTCCTCTTGCGCAAGGGTTGACAAACAGTTGGAACGTGTGGTCTCAGGAAAATGAAGACACAGGAGCAAATTATTCTGAGAAAATAGGTAACGTTAAACGGCGCTGGTTAGCTAGATTAAGCGATAAGTTATCCGCCGACGGCGCCAGGTTTATGGCAATGGCTTCACCCGACGACAATACAGCGGCAGTACTTGCAGCAATTATAAATAGAACAAACGACAACGCCGCGGCTCAAACTAGTGTATCTGCTGATGCCGTCGCCAGCACCCTTGAGACCGTCCGCAGCAATAGTGAAATATACACAATGCTTGGTAGGTTGTTAACCTCCTTGGCTTCTTCAGTTAACACCGGTCTCCTCGATCAGCTTCACGCAGCACACGGCGCGATCCAGCGTTCACATCGCATCGTTATCGAAAAAACTTGTGACGCGATTGAAGAGGCTATAGACTTTGACAGTGGAGACACCTTACAGATTCTTGGCTTCGGCGCCGACGATGATTGGGACGACGATCTGGGAGATGACGTCCTTGCCAATATGGGAGATCCTCTTGCAAACTTAAATGCGGCAGCCATCGGCGCCGGTGTGTCAACATCGGTGATGTTCAAAGAGCAGTGTTTTTTGTTAAGCTTTATTTCAGATCTTGCCGCCCACAAAAGGTTAGCTCTGGATCGAGGTACCGACACTAGACCATCAACGAAGAGAATTCCGTATCACTCTGATTCTGCAAACAAAGATCAAACTCAAAACAATGCTTCCATTTTAATCGATGGCGAATCTTACGGATTCCTTAACAAGCTAACTCAAAATCCAAGATTGGGAAGGTTTTATAATGCACTAAACCATGAATTATCAAATTTGCAACCAAAGATACGCCTATGGAAAGTAATATTCGACGATCAGGGTAACGAGCAAGAGATAGAAATTAAGTTTGAGTCACACTTTAGCGCCGCTGATCTGCAAATGTTTAGGGGCTCCGTCGCTCGCGGTGTGGGAGCAGGGCTCAAGAGCTTCAACTTTACTTATGACGGCAGCAATCCATTTTCAGTGAAGAAAAGTATCAAGGCAAACCTAAAGATATTTGCCAACACGATGTCGGAAATATTGAGAGATCGCCCAAGTAGCTATGTTGACGATCAGGGTGTAGTAAGAGCAACAACATATAAGTATAGCGATTTAGCCATGAAAACATGGAACACGGCAGAAGTAAATGCGGAAACAGCCCCTGCGACCTGCGCACCGGATTTCGACTTGCGAGAACAAAATGCCGAAAAAGCCGAGTTAAATTTCAGACTTAAAGCAGAAGTGGGCTTTTCACAGCCTATGAATAAAATGAGTTCTATGAGCGAAGATTTGAGGGAGGCCCTCTCGGAAGCGTTTGTAACCTTAAACTTAACACCAACAGTACACAACTTCGAAATAGATGACATGGGAAGAGTTGTGTTCAATATGAATTTCCTTGCTTATATAGAGCAATTCTTTGATCAGTCTATGTTCAATGTATTTACTTCAGGTCCGATTACGCTGCAGCAGATGTATCGAAAGGAAATACTGAGATATTATAATACGCAGGGCTGCGATGCCGAGCAGATAGGGCAGAAAAAAGAAGAGTTCAGCACCCAAGTCAAAACGGAACAAGAGGAAGCGATCGCCAGTTTGCTTGGAGACATGATCTCAGCAGATCTCATATATTATCTGACAATACCTTATGAGAAAATATCGAGTTTCCTATCCTTTGGACCACACAACAGTTACGATGATTTCTTAGGTACAAACAGTAGCTTTAATGTTCTTTCCAACGCATCTCACAATGCACATATGCAGCAGAGAGTGCAGAACGCCCTTGGGCATGCATTCGGGGATGAGGCGGAAAACCTCGGCACCAACGAGACTACACAGGGCGAGATGCAAGCAGCACTGCTTGGCAATGATCCACGCGAGCATGATTTATCGTTCTTCTATTTGAGTGATTTAATTGATTTGGTGTTAATGAAGATAGAGAGTGGGTTAAAGCAGGCAGTCGATGATATACAATTCATAAGTAGGCAGCCCGACGGTGCTCTTATTCCATGTGAGCGTATAGCATCTAACAAAAAAGACTTAGTAACCGCACAGAAGAATTTAAAGAAAGTGAGAATCGCGTTAGGTCCAGTAGAGTTCTCACATGCCAGTCCCCGCGACGGAAAGAGATCAATATTTGTTAATCTAGGCGACGTCCCAATCTCAGTTAAATATTTTATTGAGTGGCTGACAAGCAAGATGTTACAAAAAGATCAGACATCTTATTCGTTGACCAAATTTGTAAATGATCTTATAAACAACTTGTTGTCTAATTTCTTAAACAACGATCAGTGCTTCGGCTATAGTGTCAAACAAAAGACGAGGCTAAATCAATCTGCGATATCAAGCTGGTCTCCTTCAACTGAACACGATTCGGTTAGCAAACGAATGATCGAGGTGCTCCAAACTGACGGCGCGTCAACAGGTATAAAGAACTTTAGAACACATTTGGACGCCTTCGAAGGACAGATGCCCGTTCTGAACCCATCCGGGCCTAGCAACAGTGCAAGAACCAGCATGCCATTCCAGAATCAATATAACTTCTTTGTATATTTTGCTGGGCGCGTTATGCCCTCGGAACTAATGAGAGGCAACAAATTTGACGACGAGAATAATTTTGGTATATTTCACTATATGCTTGGAAGAGATCGAGGGCTCGTCAAAAACATAAAGCTCACAAAAACACAAACAAAGGGCTTAGCAGAAGTCAGGTTCGAAAGTCAAGGATTTGATGGACTTGAACAACTGAGGGTCACGTATGATGCCCAAGTCGATATGTTCGCTAGCGTGAATACCTTTCCAGGTACGTACATTTATATCGACCCAAGAGGTTTTGCTCCCGAAGGTTCGGGTACAGACGAGTTTCGTCTAACAGATCTTGGTATTGGTGGCTATTATATGATAGTGCGCTCTGAACATGAGTTCGCCGAGGGCAAAGCCAACACAACCCTACACACCAAGTGGGTCAACCAGATCGATAGAGATGAAGAAGATGCTCAAGCACAGTCAGTTACAGATCTTGGCGGCTCTGCCGGTGATCCAATTTCAAGAAGGTGCAGTATTCAAGTGAGAGAGCCCTCAACTCCAGAGCCACCAGAAACCAATATCCCATGGATTCCATTTTTCTAAAACCTAAAGAGAGAAAGAAATGTCAAAATTATATGCAGAATCCAGAGGCGAAGGAAGTCGAGATCTCTTTAACAAAAGAGTTATGTACCGCCGCAGAGTCAGAAGCGCCGCCGGCAGCAACAGGAATATAGTCGATTTTACTATCGGAGAGAAAAAGCTATACGGCAAGGTTGATATGTGGCATTCCCCTATCTATATAAAATATGATTCTAGGTTGAGACCAATTAGGGGAGTAGACCCTAAGCAATCCCCCAAAGCTTTTAATTTTGTAGCAGATTTATTTAATGAAATGATTTTGGAATTTGAAAGATGTACGATAAACGGACAAATTGATAAAACAGATCCGTTCTTGTCCTCTGTCGTTGCTCACAAAGCCTACACTAATCCGATTTTTGGCTATCGAGAATACAAAGAGATATTTTTAAAGAAGGTTAAAAGTCGGTTTGTGAAGAATAATATAATGATAGAAGATTTTCCGCACTTCCTAAAAGAATTTATGAAGATAGCAACAACGGCGATCAAATCCACGCCCTTTACCTATGCTGGATATGTAAAAAGCGATTTGAATTCTATAATGAGTAGTGGTTTGGCGATTGAGATCGCCGACTTGGATTACAATAACGATAAAGAGAAGGTCGATGTTTTTATGAAGAGTAAGAACTGGCCATTTTTTGTCAACGCCTGCAACAAGTATGGATTTATAATTGATCATAATATACCTTGGCGAATAATATGTGATATAAAGGCGCCCGAGATTGCCTTCGCTCGTGCAAAATATTATTCGTCAACTCAAGAGGTGTTCGACATGGGTTACACAAGAGCCTCAGTCGAATCATTCGTCTCCCTACCAAGAGATTTGATAGAGCTATACAACGCAGTAAAAAGAAATAGATTTAAGAAGCAGGTTATCTGCGGCAAGAGGGTGACTCACGAGGTAATCAGACCACCATCATATACAGTTAACGAAATCCTAGAACAATACGGACTTGACCACTTTTTAAAAATCTATATGAAGCTAAGATTGCTGGAAGAAAAGCCCGATATGGACGTAGAGAAAAAGAAATTTTTAATTAGAGACACTCTCGAATACGTTAGACTCAAAGGCAATTATACCTACGTAGAAACTTATTTTGAAAGATTTATTAATAAACCATTTGACAAAAGGTACTCATCCACGTATAATAAGAATGTAGTTTTACCTGCGCGCCGAAAAGCGATGCAGGAGAAAAAGCAGGCTTTCTCTGCAAGTGAAGTTAAACAAGCTATGACGAGTTATTAATGATTTTTCAGACATTGGACGATAAGTCCGAATGCGTTGGTGTCTATGTTGGCGGCCAATTATATTTTGATGATATTCCCGAAGACCTAACGGTAACGTGGAAGTATAGCGGCTCCCTATCCGACAAGGAAGTAGAGTTTGTGGGGCTGTGGACAAACGGTCTGAGTATTGAAGAGTGCTGCCCAGAAGAACACACGGATGAGTTGAGACAGTGCCGCAATAAACTAGAGGCTTATTTGAAGTCATTCAAGATCGCAAAGATCAACATGCAAGACCATTGTATGTTCGATATGATACCTCAAGATTTCTTAATGCGTTTTTGTGAGGTTAAAAACAAGATCACGAAACACGTACAGGGCACGTGGCAAAAGCCAAGTAATTATCGCCATCTATCCGAGGTCGACCAGCTACTGCACAAGATCAAGCACCAAGGACTTAACCTGTCGGTCCAAGATTGCCGCCACCTACTCACATCAACCAGAGATCGTGACAAAGCCAAGGTTCTAATCAATAACTATCGGCAAATTGACTACAACTTGTTTGGAACCGTAACGGGACGCCTAACAACGAAGCCAAACTCGTTCCCAATATTGACCCTGAGAAAAGATTTGCGCCAGATGATTAAGCCGCAAAACGATCTGTTCGTCTGCCTAGATTACAACGGCGCAGAAGTAAGAACACTGCTAGATCTTAGCGGAGAAGAGCAGCCAGATATAGATATCCATCAGTGGAATAGTAAGCATCTCTTTGAGCAGGAAATCGACCGTGATGAATGTAAAGTAAGATTTTTCGCGTGGTTATATGACCCGGCTTCAGATGATATCGAGAGTGAACAATATGATCGCAAAAAAGTTCTTGACAAATGGTACGTAGACGGTTATATTAATACACCATATGGTCGAAAGATTGAAGTAGAAGAAAGGAAAGCATTGAATTACCTATTACAAAGCACCACGTCTGACAGGGTTCTGTCCAAGGCTGTAGAGATCGATAAGTTTTTAGTAGAAAAAGACTGCTCATCTTACATTTCTCACATTGTACACGACGAAATCGTAATTGACTACTGCGATAATGATCGCTCTCTGATTCCGCAAATTAAGGAAATCTTTGAAGATGGATATCCGTGTAATTTGACTGCCGGCAAAGACTACTACAACCTTAAAGAGTTAAAGATATGATCTCTGTTGTGGGAATAGGCTCAGCGGCCTCGAAAATAGCGAGTCTGTTCGGTGAGACGAACAACTATGATGTATACCAACTGAATAACTCGATCAAACGCTCGTCCAAAAGAAAATTTAAATTAAAGAGCTTCGAGAACCCAGAAGAGTATGAGAATAATGTACCCAATTTAAAACAGTTCTTTTCGGAGATCGCAGATGACGTTCAAGTCATCGTTATGGGCTCCTCATATAGCTCAAACTATACGCTGGGAGTTATAGAACAGATTAGAGATAAGAACATAGAAGTATTCTATATTAAGCCTGACTCTGAGCTACTGACAGGCGCGCCAAAGTTAATAGAGTGTGCAGTCTTCGGAGTACTACAAGAATATGCACGCTCAGGGTTGTTCAAGTCACTTACGGTAATTTCTAATCTTGAGATAGAAAATTCACTTGACAATATTCCGATTAAGAAGTATTATGAATCTATTAACGACACAATATTTTCCATGATCCATTATGTAAATTATTTCACACACGCTGAGCCAGAGATCGGTATGGTTTCTAAACCGCTTGATATCAATCGAATCCGTGCCATCGGAGCAATCAATCCTAAGAATCTTGAAGAAAAATGGTTTTTTAAGCTTGACACGCCGCGCGATGTATGTTATTATATATGTATAAATCAGGAAACATTAGAAACAGATGGCACATTACACCGAAAACTCGTCGACATTCTCAAGAACAAGCCGAGGAACACTTTTCAACGTGTATCGTATGCAATCTATGAAACACCACACCAAAACGACTTTGGGTTCTGCGTTGCCCATACTAACGTAGTCCAAAAAAACACTTGACAAGCTAGCTCAAGTGTATTAAACTAGATGTTGAGGAAAGCTCAATATACTTTACCCACTATAGGAGAAATAAAATGGGAATTGACATGGAACTAATGCGACGAAAGCTCGCAACACTCAGGGGTGATAACCCCGACCAGAGAACTTCGGTTTTCTTTAAACCAGATGAAGGAGACACAGACATTCGTATTGTGCCTGCTCCAGATGGAGACCCACTTAAGGAAATGCATTTTCATTATAATGTGGGTGAGCACAAGGGAGGTATTCTTTGTCCGAAGCGAAACTTTGGAGAAAGCTGCCCAATTTGTGAGTTCGCTTCGACCTTGTGGAAGGAAGGAGTAGCAACTAACGATGAGGAAAGCAAGAAGCTTGCAAAGAGTCTCTTTGTACGCCAACGCTATTTCTCACCAGTAGTAGTCCGAGGCCGAGAGGAAGAGGGCATCAAGATGTACGGCTATGGTAAGAAGGCTTACGAGCTTCTTCTTGGCTATATTCTTGACAAGGATTACGAAGACATTACAGACATTAAGACCGGCACCGATATTACTTTGACTTATACAAAGCCAAATCGTCCCGGTGCATATCCTCAAACAAGTTTGAAGATGCGTCGAAACACATCCACACTCCTGCCTGATACGGAAGCGATCCCCGCCCTCCTCGATCGCATGCCGGATGTAGATTCTCTCTTTGAGCGTCTCAGTTCAGAGCAGGTAGACGCTATCCTAGACGCACAGCTTTCTGGAGATAAATCTGCAGAAGGCCGCTCGTCGGAGACAACCAAGTACGCTCCCTCCAACGGAACAAGTGAGGTTGATCGCGCGTTTAATGAACTAATGAACGGTTGATCTAAATAGTTTGTTTGAGAACCGATGGCAGACCGGGTGCCCAAATAGTCTGCCGCATTCTTATAATAGGAGATAATATGTTAGAATGGTTGAAGTCCACTTGGGCTCGATGGAAAGTGCAAGTTAGCTTTGTTGGAGGTGTCCTTGTGGTCGCCACAGCATACGGAACTTGTAGTTATGAACCACAAGTTGTATCAGATGCAGGGGATAATTCCAGCGCTGTAGAAGCAACAACAGAGCCTGTTTCTGTGGAGGTGTCAGAGACAACCACCACTGAGGCAAATACCGATGTCGTAATCGAAGAAGGTGTTATCACTATCTTCCCTGGCGAAGAAGGTGTTACTACGGAGTCCACTACAGGTGGCACCAATACTACCAGCGAGTAGTAATAAACAGCCGCTGGCAGACCGGTCGAAAGTCTGCCGCTTTTTATCACAAAGGAGAACGAAATGAGTGAAGAGCACAATATGTTAGAGGAGATGATTGAGACGCTTACGGGCGCCCGATCAGATTTTAGTAAATTTTATGAAGATGGCAACAGTGCGGCAGGAACTAGAGTTCGCAAGGCTATGCAAGAGGTGAAGGCGCAGGCCCACACACTTCGTCTTCATATCCAAGAAACAAAAAACAACAAGTAAAATAGCACTTGACAATTCCTTGACACAAAACCCTTGCAAAACCCCTTCGCCTATGGTATATTATATAGGTAATCAAGAAGGAGAAAACCAATGAAGATTATACCTACAATCCTTTCGACAGCGCTTCTCGGCGCCCTCACGACTCCGGTCGCACACGCTAGCCAAACTCCCTATATGTGGGGAATTGGACCAACTGTTAACACCATAGTCCTACCAGGAAACCACCCGTTCGAGTTCCCAGACGTAGTTAAGTCTGCTGGGTTCAAGACAACAGGCGGCGACGTCGGGTTTGGCTTGCATGGCGTTCTGCACATGCGCAAGAACCAGCGTTTCGGCACACACATGTGGTATCACGTTGGAGACAATGGATACAGTAGTCCAAACATGACTCTGGACTATGATTTCATTGGCACGTCAGCAAACAACGTCCACATCCTTGCCGGACTTGGTGTGGGCTTTGGCTCTCAAAGTTGGCTCAAGGACAGTGGTGCAGAGTTTAGGATGAACACCTTCATCGCAAGGGCTCAGGCTAGTGTTGGGTTTCGTTCCAAGAGGAACTGTTATCAGATCGGGGCATTCATGAACCTATACGTTCCGGGTGATCAGACGATCAACCGAACAAACGGTACTCAGACTGATGTCCCATTTGCGATCTACCCGACGCTTGGGTTGGAGTTCACTACTTTCTTTGGAGACTTCAAGCCACCAAAGAAGCGTAGCAACAGACGCAGCCGTCGCAACAGGAAGAACAGGTGACACAATACAACAAGCCGATGGCAGACCGGTCAAAAGTCTGCCGCTTTTTAAGATTTTCATAAGAGGAGAAATAATGAAGTTTATCTTACCAATCCTTGCAGCAATGATGTGCATTGCTTGCGACGACAAGGAAGACGATACCGCCGCCGACACGGCAGCAACTGCTGAAGACACAGCAGCAGAGTAAAAAGGGCGATCTGCCAAATTTTTTCCCCGGTAAAAATTCCAGATTTTCGTCTTTAAATATGCCGCTGGCAGACCGGTCAAAAGTCTGCCGCTTTTTTTAAAAAAGTTGTTGACAAATATCAACAACTGTCATACAATAGGAATATCCAAAGTGGTGAGGATCATAAAAACCCCACATTAATTTAAAAGTGTAAATGCTACGGCTAATAAGCACTTTATCACACCGGCCACTGGCCACGGAGAAACATCATGTCTAATACAGACAATAAAACGCCCGCTAGCGCTAAAACTAGCACCACAAATGTCACCGACCACAACGTAGTCGACATTAACGCCAGCGAATCCAGAATTCGTGTAGGCTTTGACAACAGAGGAACAATCAACTTAGATACGCTTGAGATGCTTACTAAGATTGAGTTCAATGACGCGAAGTATTCACACTTCGCTTGGTTAGATTTGAATGAGGTAGATACCAACACTTCTAACTGGAAGAATATTGGAATTCGGGATACTAACGACGAGGCTACGAGAATTGAAAGCTTCCGAGTTTCTTTCCGCCGCCATGGATATGATATGTCGGAATTCCCACCATGTATCGATACTGATGGTGATGTAATGGAAGGACGTACGCGCATTAAAGCAGCTATCCTGAACGGATATCGCTACATGCCAGTCGCAGTCTACACTCGCAGCGTCAAGACCGAGCGCAATAGCGTAACCAACGGACTAGTCGCCAATCAGAAGAAGCCGGTCTTTATGGCTAGCTTCAATGATTATGTGGCTGCAGGAGTGAGTCTGATCACCAACGGACAACTTAAGGCTACGGCCACGAAGGTCGATGACTGGCTGAATCACGAGGTCAGGATTAGTCGAGTATATGACAACAGCATCAATGGAATGATTACCAAGATTCGCAACGCTATCTTGAACCGCTCCAAAACAGATGATGGGCTTGTTTGGTCTTTGACTAAGTCTGAAGCTGAGAAGTGGATTAAGACTAACCTTGGTTTGGCTAAAGCAGACTTTGTTCTTGTTAACATGGCAGATAACGAGACTTATGCCGAGCGTGCTTGGCGCCATGTCCGTGATGCCCTGAAGAGTGGACGCGAGCCAGTGAATCTGATTTTTTATACCACCGATAGCAGCCCCGCCATGGCACGTGCGGGACTCAAGAAGTCTATGGAGTATGTAGAAAACCTATACAGCGACTCTTGGGAAGTAGTTATGAGCCAGTTACCAGAAGGCGTCTCTTTAACAATTCCGACAAAGCGCCCCTTTATTTTTAAGGGTGCTTTACCGCAGATTGTTAAGAGCCACAACATTAACGGCAGTAACTTAATCTCGGTTGACAAGTACTAATGAAGACACCACTACGATACCCTGGCGGTAAATCGCGCGCAGTAAATGCGTTAATGGAATACGTACCCGACGATTGTGGGGAGCTTTGCTCCCCCTTTCTCGGGGGTGGCTCATTTGAATTAGCCTTGGCACAGAAGGATATAAAAATACATGGCTATGATGCATTTAAGCCGATCGTATGGTTTTGGCAAGCATTGTTAAAAGACCCTGCTAGGCTAGCCCAATTGGCCGACTCAACAAAGACCAAAAGACCACGCAAGTACATGTATCAAGGTAAAGAATATAAAGCACGAGGCTTGCTAAAGAAGGATTTTGAGCGATTCCGTGACGAGGTTAGGTTTGCACTGAAGATGAACCATCCGCCCACCTTCGAGTCTGCTGCAAAAGTATATGCTATTAATCGAAGTAGTTTTTCAGGGGCTACGTTTGCCGGCGGCTTTTCTGAGAGAGCTTCTTATGCCAGATTCACAGATTCACAGATCGATGCAATTAGAAACTTTAAGGTAGACAACTTTACGGTAAAACATGCTGATTTTAAAGATTCAATGAAAAAGCACGACTGTCACTTCTATCTTGATCCACCGTATTTTTTGTCTGGTGCTAGAAACAAACTATATGGTGACGAGGGGGTGATGCACGAGTTTTTTCCCCACCTTGCGCTGTTTAGTGAATTGAGAAAGAGAGAGAACTGGATCTTATCTTATAACGATTGTGCTGAAGTTAGAGAATTATATCGAGACTACAAAATACACGAGGCAGAATGGACTTACGGAATGAATAAGTCTAAACAATCCTCAGAAATCATCATAACTAACTTGCCAACCCGCAAGCATTATGTTATACTAAACGAAACCCAAGGAGGGAACAATGGCGCGTAAGACCAAACCCAAAACAAAAGCTGGCAGAGTATCCATCCAGGATCTAATGTCGCTTGTAAATAAGAAAGCCGGCAGAAATGTCGCACATGATCTAACTGGCGATAATCCTACGTCAGTTAAAGAATGGATTCCAACTGGTTCGCGCTGGCTGGACTCAATCATCAGTAAGGGTCGAGTTGCCGGCATCCCAGTAGGGAAAGTAACAGAGATTGCAGGACTTGAATCAACGGGTAAATCATATATGGCCGCGCAGATCGCAGCAAACGCTCAGAAACAGGGCAAGCTTGTTGTATATTTTGATTCCGAATCAGCAATCGACCCAAGTTTTTTGGAGCGTTCTGGGTGCGATCTAGACCGCTTAATGTACGTCCAAGCATCCTCTGTTGAGTTTGTCTTGGAGACAATCGAAGAACTTCTTGGCGCGACGGATGAAAAGTTAGTTTTAATCTGGGATTCGCTGGCGTTTACACCATCGATTTCTGATGTTGAGGGTGACTTCAATCCGCAATCTTCGATGGCAGTGAAAGCTCGCATTCTCGCCAAGGGCATGTCGAAGCTGACAATCCCTCTGGCAGATAAACAAGCAACCTTTATCGTTCTCAACCAGTTGAAGACGAATATTCCACAGGGACCAAACGCACGCATTGTTGCGATGACCACTCCCTATATCACACCCGGTGGTAAGGCTATGCACTATGCTTATTCTTTACGCATCTGGTTAACCGGACGAAAAGCAAAGTCCTCATTCATTGAAGACGAGAAGGGCTTCCGAATCGGCTCTGAGGTTAAGATTAAGCTTGAGAAGTCTCGCTTTGGCACACAGGGTCGTTCTTGTGCTTTCCGTATTCTTTGGGGTACTGATGAGATTGGTATCCGAGATGAGGAAAGCTGGTTCGATGCGATTAAGGGATCGGAAAGCTTAACTTCAGCAGGAGCGTGGTATACATTAGCCACCCCAGATGGATACAGTAAAAAATTCCAACCATCAAAGTGGACGGATTTAGTTACCAACGACAGTGAATTTAAAGAGCGAGTGATACGTCTAATGGATGAAGAAATCGTTCAGAAGTTCGACAAACGTGAGGGAACCGCAGATGCATTCTATGCAGACCCGGAAGATCTCACAGTTCCAGTAAAAGAATAAAGAGGGAGAATAATACAATGATTAGCTTACTTACACTAATGCTCTTAAGTCCAATGGATGTAGCAGAAGCGCATCCCGGACACACACGACATAGAAATAGGCCACGTCCGGTACGCGTACAGCGCAACCGACCTATTCCGCCACTGGTTGCACGCCCAGGACACGATGTTACTTATCGCGCAAATCACTGGACATACCCGCATAGGCAACTAAACTATATTTGGAAGTGGAATGTTGGGTACTATGATCTTAGAGGTCGGTGGGTACCCGGCTCCTGGTCAGTGACAATTCGATTTTAATTAAAAAAGTACTTGACTTTCTCTCTGGGATTGGCTATAATAGAATATAATCAATTAAGGAGGGTTATTAATGCGAAACTATGGCTATGCTTGTATCAACATGGGGTTTTCAAACCGCCCCAAGTCGCAACGTATCACAACTAACAGGACTATGATCAAGCGCACGTTCCAAGAGCGTGGTATTGACTATGCTTCGGAGCTAGCGCTTCAAAATCTACGCGACTTGCGTAAGATTCTAGAGTGGAATCTAGAAAACGACATCTATTTCTACCGCTTGTCATCGGACATCGTGCCGTGGGCTAGCGAGTATGACTTGACTGACATGCCCAACTTCGGCGCTATCCACGCAGCCGCATTGTCCGCAGGCAACTTTGCTCGCGAGCACGGTATGCGCATCACATCACACCCCGGCCCATTCAACAAGCTGGCATCTCCCAAGGAGCGTGTGTTTCAGCTTACCAAGACTGACTTGTCTGTCCACGGTGATCTGTTTGACCTTATCGGTCTGCCACAGACACCCTATGCCAAGCTCAATATCCATGTTGGTGCTGCTTATGGCGACAAGCCATTCGCCCTCGACAACTTCTGCCGCAACTTCGAGCGTCTGCCAGACAATGTACGCTCCCGCCTTACAGTCGAGAACGATGACAAGGCTTCGTTATACTCTACCAAAGAATTGTACGACAGCGTATACAAGCGCATTGGTATTCCGATTGTGTTTGACTATCACCACCATATGCTTCATCCCGGCGGTCAGTCCGAACAAGAAGCACTTGAGCTTGCTCTATCTACGTGGGGTGATATCAAGCCTGTTGTACACTACGCAGAGTCACGCTCTGTCGAGCACAACAATCCCAAGATCAAGCCCCAAGCACACTCAGATATGATTCGTAATCCATTCAGTGATTACGGTCATAAGTTCGACGTAATGATTGAGGCTAAACACAAAGAGCTTGCTCTATTAGAATATCGCACTGCGATGAGCGAGCAAACCATGGCACTGGCAGGATAGAATGAAAGATAAATTTAACTATAACAGAGAGAGGAGAGAGAATGTGGTTTAAAATAACCGGAAGACATATGCAGCTAAATGCACCAGAGGGGAGGGTACTTAGCTTTTGGCTTGGCGCCCCCTCTAGAAAGCTCGCACTAAAGCAGTGCAAAAAATTAAGGATTGTAGATATTGAATCTTGCGAAGCAGATTCAACATTCGAACAAAGGATTGAGGTAAGATATCCATGAATAATGACGCAAACGCAAAACGAGTGCTGATAGTAGACGCACTGAACGCATATTTGAGGGCGTATATTGTAGACCCCAGCTTGTCAACCAATGGCGATCCCATCGGCGGACTAAAGGGGTTTATCAAGATCCTCCAGAAGTTGGTAAGAACCACTAACCCCGACAATGTAATTGTAGTTTGGGATGGGCCTAATGGTTCCAAGAAGCGGAAGACTATGGATAAGAATTATAAGGCAGGGCGCAAGCCTATCCGCCTTAATCGAGCTTTCCACAATCTGACGGACGATGAAGAACTGCAGAATAAGATATGGCAACAGAGCCGAATTATCGAGTACATGAATCAGATGCCAATCATCCAGTTCATGCTGCCGGAGATCGAAGCTGACGATGTGATCGCCCATATCACGCAGTTGTCAATTTATGATGGATGGCAGAAGATTATTGTATCTAATGACAAAGACTTTATGCAGGTTTGCGACGAGGAGACTGTTTTATGGCGCCCCACTAAGGATGAGTTCTTAAACACTAAGAGAATTATAGAACAAACAGGTGTGCACCCGACCAACATGGCCCTCGCACGAGCAATCATCGGAGATCCATCAGATAACTTACCAGGAGTGAAGGGCGCCGGATTTGCTACAGTAGCCAAGCGCCTAGGCTCGATGCTATCAGTTGAGCGCACGGCTACTATCGATGAGATTGTTGAATATTGCCAGAATGCAGACAGCAAACTGAAGTTTTTCAGCAATGTAGCCGAGAATAAAGGACTGATCGAACACAACTATAAGATGATGCAGCTATATTCCCCTTGTATGTCATATCAATCGAAGAATTATGTTGAAGAATCGATCGAAAATTTTGAGTGCGAGTTTAACAAGACTCAAGTAATTGGGATGATGCGCGATGATGGATTTGGTGAGCTAAACTGGACAGATCTGCAGGCAAACTTAAACAGGATTCAGAGGGAATGCCTTGACAACGGGTAAAATTAATCTTCAAATCTGCTTGACAAAACGCTCAGATTTGATATACTTATAGATATAAAACGAGAGGGTAATGCAAGTAGAAAAAGCAAACTTCGGAAAGTACGGTAAAACTTTTCAAGAAGGACTGGTACAATTAATATTCGAAGATCGCCCATTCGCGGATCAGATCACTGAGGTTCTAGATGTCAACTTTCTAGAGCTTGAGTATCTGCGCGTATTCCTGCGTAAGACAATAGACTACAGAGCCCGGTATGACCGTCACCCCTCCTCATCTACCATGGATACAATTATCCACACCGAATTGTCTGACGAAGACCAACTTGTAACCGAACAAGTAAAGGAATACTTCGATAAGATTGTTGGTTACGAAGTAGGTGATCGAGAATACATCAAAGAGACTTCACTGGACTTCTGCAGGAAGCAGACCCTAAAAGAAGCCATGATGAAATCGGTCGGGCTGCTGCAGACGTGCTCTTTTGATGAGATTTCCACAGAAATCAACAACGCACTGAAGCTAGGATCTGACAACAACTTCGGCTACGACTATCTCGCAGACTTCGAGGCGCGATTTGTGCCGAAACATCGACAGCCGGTCACAACCGGATGGTCTGATATCGACAATATTGTAGGAGGAGGCCTGGGCAAAAATGAGCTTGGAGTCGTGATTGCGCCAACCGGCGCCGGAAAATCTATGGTTCTGGTACACTTGGGTGCCGAGGCGTTACGAGAAGGAAAGACAGTCGTTCATTATACATTGGAGCTTCAAGAAACTGTAATCGCCAACAGATATGATAGCTGCATCACAGGCTATCCTCTCGATGAGATAATAAATTTTAAAGAAGAAGTCTATGAAGAGATCAAAGATATTGAGGGCTCACTAATTATTAAAGAATACCCGACAAAATCTGCCTCGACTAATACGATTAAAGCACACTTATCAAGATTGGTAAAGCGTGGAATCAATCCGGGCATGGTAATTATAGATTATGGAGATCTCTTGAAACCCGTTGTAGTACGAAAAGAAAAAAGAAATGAGTTGGAATCAATCTACGAAGAGATGAGAGGAATCTCAGCAGAATTCCAGTGTCCAGTCTGGACAGCTTCGCAAACTAACCGCTCTGGACTGAGCGCCGAAGTGATTACGATGGAGCAAATCTCAGAGGCATTTAATAAGTGCTTTGTCGCCGACTTCATTTTTTCTGTCTCCCGCACTATCGAGGATAAACAAAATAACCAAGGCAAGTTATTCATTGCCAAGAACAGAAACGGACCAGATGGAATGGTGTTCCCAATTTTCATGGACACCTCCAACGTCAATATCAAGATATTACCAAATACAACTAACCACAACAACGCCAACAGCAATCCGGCAGTGGTCACCGCGCCAGTCTCTTTGGGACCGACAGCGCAAAAGCAGTTGCTACAAGCCAAGTACTCTAAACTAAAAAGGAATAAAAGATAATGAGAACAATTGACAATATCAGGCGCTTCAGACTTTCGGATACTTTTGTGGAGCCGTATAAAATCAAAGAAGTTCCATGGGGACCTTTGGGCTACGTTACTTTTAAGAGAACATACGCCAGAAGACTAAGCGAGTTTAATCCAGAAGCCGCCGGCACTGAAGAATGGTGGCAAACCTGTCGTCGAGTTGTTGAAGGAATGTTCAACATGCAGAAACAGCATGTATTTATGCTTGGCTTAGAGTGGAATGATGCCAAAGCTCAACGTACTGCCAAAGACGCTTACGAGCGCTTGTTCACTCTAAAGTGGACACCGCCCGGTCGAGGCTTATGGATGATGGGCACTAAGTTTATTGAGGAACGCACGGCCGCTGGCTTATTTAATTGCGCCTTTCGCTCCACGCGCGATCTGCCCACTAAGGGCGGCTATCTTTTCGCTTGGATGATGGACGCCCTGATGGTTGGCATCGGCGTGGGCTTTGATACAGAGGGAGCCGGCACCTTAAGCATTTGTGAGCCACAGTATACGAATGATGTGCTACCCATAGACGACTCGCGAGAAGGCTGGGTAGACTCCGTACATACTTTACTTGATGGCTTCTTTTTTGGATCCAAGGTACCGAAGTTTGATTACTCCGGCATTCGCCCAGAGGGCGCACTGATCCATGGCTTTGGTGGAACCTCTTCAGGGGCTGGACCACTGATCGAATTGCATCAAAGTTTGATCGATTTGTTTTCACCAAAAATTGGTGAAACTATCACTTCGGTCGATATCGTGGACACAGAAAATCTAATTGGTCGCTGCGTAGTCTCTGGAAATGTACGCCGCTCCGCCGCTCTCGCAATGGGTAAGCACGATGACAAGAGATACCTTGAGATGAAGAACGATTCCGAGAAGCTGATGCACCACCGTTGGGGTTCTAACAATTCCTTCAACGCAGTGGTGGGCATGGACTATACTTGGCACGCTGCCCAATCCCAGAAGAATGGTGAGCCAGGATATATATGGCTCGATAACGCCCGCACCAGAGGAAGATTTAAAGATGATCTCCGGTATGATGATATCAATGTAGCAGGCTTTAATCCTTGTGTTGAACAGCAGTTAGAGGATGCAGAGCTTTGTTGTTTGGTGGAGACATATCCAGCAAAACATGAGGATATGGAGGACTATCTTCGTACCCTTAAGATCGCTTATCTTTATGGAAAGACGATTACCCTCTCGAACACACACTGGCCAGAAACAAACGCTAAAATGTTAAAGAACCGACGTATCGGCTTATCGCAGTCTGGTGTTGTTCAGGCTTTTAATAAGTTTGGTCGCCGAGAAGTTTACGAAATGTGTGATAAAGCATATGAGTACGTTAAACTATTGGATGAAGAATACTCCAACTGGTTATGTATTCCCAAGTCAGTTAGAATGACATCCATTAAGCCATCTGGCACAGTGTCCTTGCTCAATGGGTCTACTCCTGGCATTCATTTTCCGGAGAGCGAATTTTATATTAGAAGGATTCGATTCGCGGAAAGCTCAGAGATGCTTGAGCAGCTAGCGGAAGCAGGCTATAAAATAGAGAAAGACTCATATTCTCCAAATACAATGGTGGTAGAGTTCCCTGTACATGAGCCATACTTCCAGAAGGGCAAAAAAGACGTCTCTATCTGGGAGCAACTTGAGATTGCAGCGCAGTACCAACACTATTGGGCAGATAATTCAGTCTCAATCACGGTGACTTTCAACGAGAACGAGTCGACTCAGATTAAGAGTGCTTTAGAGATGTATGAGACGCGCCTAAAAGCGGTTTCCTTCCTGAAGTATCAGGAGACTGGGTATGTACAGGCACCGTACGAGCCAATCACGGAAGAAGAATACAATAATATGTCAGCAGCTATAAAGCCCATCCAACGCATGTCTTTCGATGAAGGCGGCGCCGGTAGCAAGTTTTGTACTAACGATACATGCACAATTTAAAACGAGGAAACAATGTTTAAACCACTAAATAGACACATTCAAATCGAACTCGGAGCCCCCGACACAAAGGAGACCACTACAGGTATATTGCTGCCGGATGACTTTAAGGTAACAGAAGAAAGATACACAACGGCCACCGTAGTAGCCACATCACAAGACGTCAAGCTATCAGAATCGCTACAGAAAGGAACCCAGGTAGTTGTTGATAGGACGATGATAGAGGAGATTAACTTTGGCAACAAAAGCATCAATGTTATTTTAGAGAACTATATATTAGGTATAATTTCTTAACTAAAGAGAACAGGGGAAGATGGAATGCCTATTGATAAAAACTTTTATAACGAGGCTTCTTCTGCTAAGCTCGGCTGGGATCCTAGCTGGTTTGGGGAGAAGTACTTCGATGATAAGTTAACCAGAGCAATTAAGAAATGGCAAAAGAAAAACTATCTAACAGCCGATGGTCTCTGTGGCCCTAGCACTTTCCGTCGCTTATGGACTGAGCGACAGGCAGAGATCGACATCCACAAGCCAACTGAGTGTAGATATTCAAATTATATTATCTACAACAATGAATTTTTCCCAATTAAGTGGGACAAGGTTGTTCTATGGTCAGAGAAAGGTGGGTTTAAAGCAAGCCCCGGCACACACTACAGTTATGCCGGCCGCCCAAAGAGAGGTGTTCGCTATTTTGTAAATCATTGGGATGTTTGCCTGAGTTCCAGGTCGTGTCAATCCGTCTTGGACAAGCGAGGCATCTCAGTTCACTTCTTAATTGACAATGATGGTACAATCTATCAAACTCTGGACATGCAGCATGGAGCATGGCATGCCGGCTCCGAGCGTGCCAACCGTGCGTCTGTTGGTGTTGAAATTTCAAATGCTTATTACCCAAAATATCAAGATTGGTATGTTAAAAATGGATTTGGTGAGCGACCCCTTATGGAAGATACCTGGGTGCATCACGATAAGTTGGAGCCATTCTTGGGATTCTATCCACAGCAGCTTGAGGCTCTTAAGGCGCTATGGAGAGCCATTCACGCAGCTACAGATATACCATTTGAAACACCACTGAACCAATTCAACAACACCTCCACTCAGTATGAGCAGGACGTTACGTACGGCAAGTTCACTGGGTTTGTGAGCCACTATCATGTTAGCAAGAAAAAGATCGATTGCGCAGGTTTAGATATTAAAACCTTATTAGAAGAAGTTACCGAGGAAGATAGAACAGGATATATAACTGCCGGTGACGTGTGTGATGATTGATTATTGAGTATAACAACGTAGTTCTGGGTAGTTCCTTAAGCGCGATTCTGTTCGCAGCCCAAAATTTTTTCCCCGTAGTTTTTTCAGATTTTCGAAAACCATTCAGGTTTGATTACTTTGAGCCTACAGTTGATTTATCTTTTTTGAATCTACCAAATGGCCTCGCGGCCAAAAGTTTAACGACACATCAAGGACTAATCGACGTTGGACTATCCAAGAGTTTGGTCTGGGAGCGCCTAATGTTCCTATTATCAATGCGGGGGTCTGTGCCTCTTTCTAATTTATGTAGAAATATGCGGGCATCCGATAACAAGATAACATGTTATAATGAATATTCAAAAATAGCAGAGATAAGGTTTGAGAACTGTTATTATTTTGGAGATGATAACGTCCAAGGGCTTTTTGAACAAAAAGTGCTTGATAATTGCGAATATACGTGCTATGATTGGATAGCATTTAATAAGGGAGGTAAACATGAGATTGACTTTATTGAGACAAACGATGATTTTGTTAAACGAATATGGTTTTACTCGTCAGACCGTATTGATGGAAATACTGCTGTTAAAGATGCTTGTGTCGTGTCAGTATTGACACACGAGCAGGTCCGAGACTTCAACTATTCGGAGACTATGGCAAAGTTTAAGATGCTATCCGAGATGGAATCGAGGGGTATGAAGGGCCAGTTTAATGGCTATAGCCCAAACGGCAACCCCAAACATTACAAATTTAAGACAACACACACAAGAAGAGAGAAATATGCACAAGAATATAATGCGCCTTTCAAGGTCAGCGGCTTTAAGACTAAAAAGTTCAATGAAGAACAGGCTTACAAAAATTTACAGTCAACTCAACTGGGCTACGATAGATTTTTAAGAGGTTTAGATGAGCAACCACATACACACAGCAGGAATAATACCGGTAGCTAACCTACAAACAGATATAGCTACTCCGGTACCAGAAGTCCTACTACCAGTCAATAATGGATTTACAGCGATTCAAAAGTCTGTTTTTGAATGTGCGATGGCAGGCTGTAACACAATCTGGATTGTTGCGAATAATGATTTGGCCCCGATTATTAGAAAGGTGGTCGGTGACTGGGTTTATGACCCCGTTTACTACGAGAGAACTTTTACTAAATTTTATTCGGATCATCGGCGCGAGATACCTATTTATTATGTCCCGATACACCCTAAAGATCGCGCTCGTCGCGATTCATACGGGTGGTCAATTTTATACGGCGTGTACTCTTCGTGGTACGCAGCATATAAAATATCAAAATGGATAACCCCACAGAACTATTATATTAGCTTTCCAATGTCTGTATATGACGCCCATGGCATAAGAAACCATAGGAAGAGTATCTCCAATTCGAAATCTAATTTTTTTCTAAAACACAACAATAAAACAGCGAAAGATGGAGAATTACTATCTTTCACAATGAAAGGAGACGATTTTAAAGCATGCCGAAATCTAATAAACAAAACAACAACAAGGGAGTATTTACCCCCCTTACCCAACCAAAAGTATCCAAATCAAAAGCTTCCACTAGACGACAGATGGACGGCAAGAAGCTTTTCGCTGGAGCAGATACTAAGCCCGCTGAGTGAAGACTCTGGAATATATGCCGAATTAGATTGGCATTACGATATCTCAACGTGGCAGGGCTACGTTGAATATCTGGGATCAGAAAATATTATAGAAACTCCAAGAAAAGAGTTGACTTTGCCACACACACATGTTAATATACCTTATGTGGATTGAGTTCGATACTGAGAAAACAACGTTAGGTCGTGTCCCAGTAGGCGGACTCTTTACTTATAACAACAAAATTTGGATTATGGTTAACACACTTGTCGGAAAAGGTAAGCGACTCGTAGTAAATGTAGGAAATGGCTGCAGAGAGAGTTTTTTACTTGCATCTTCGGAAGAAGTGTGTTATATTATAGAAGCTAAGAACATACAGGAGGGCACTAATGGATCGCATTGATTCTAAAATTAAATTTGTTGGACTACACGCACACTCAGTGGCGGGGTCTATCTTTGACGCAATCGGGTACCCAGGTGCCCATATGAATTACTGTTATCAGAACGGCGGCGATGCTTTAGCATTGACTGACCATGGTAATATGAACGGGCTAGCATACCAAGTGCTGCACGCAAAGAAGATGAAGGAAGAAGGTAAAGACTTCAAGCCTATCTTTGGGTGTGAGGCTTATTTCATCCCCTCTATCGACGAGTGGCGAGAAGAATATACGAGAGCGATGGAAGATAAGAAGCGGGCCCGTGCCGCCAAGAAGGACGCCCAGTCAGGCGCCACGGTTGAGGATGAGGGAAATAGTAAGAAGACGCAGGATGTTCTTCGCCGCCGTAGGCACCTCGTTCTCCTTGCACAAAATCAGACAGGGTTGAACAACCTGTTTAAGCTCGTCTCAGAGTCCTACAAGAGCGAGAATTTTTATAGGTACCCTCGTATAGACTATAAACTTTTAAAGAAGTACAACGAGGGAATCATCGCCGCTAGCGCGTGTCTTGGTGGTGTGTACGCTGGAAACTACTGGGAGAACCGTGATGAAGGCGAAGAAGCTGTGTTGGAAGCCATGCGCGAGACAACACAAAACATGGTAGATATTTTCGGTGATCGCTGGTATGCCGAGATCCAATGGAATAACATCAAAGAACAGCACGAACTCAACAAGTATGTTGTTCAGACAGCACAAGAAATGGATGTGCGCTTGATTAGTACCGCAGACAGTCACTACCCGACTCCTGACGCTTGGAAGGATCGTGAGCTATATAAACAACTGGGTTGGCTTGGTAAAGGTCGTCCATCGTGGGCAGATGAAGAGTCACAACTCCCCGCTGGAGTCGAGGAGATCGGCTATGAGTTGTACCCAAAGAACGGTGATCAAATCTGGGAAAGCTACAAACAGTATTCAGAATCTACGGGGTTTGAATATGACGACGACATGGTTCTCAAGAGTATCGAAGAAACCCATCACATTGCTCACGATAGAATCGAAGCATTCCTCCCAGACAATACAGTCAGGCTTCCAGAGTTTGTTGTGCCTGCGGGATTCACTGCCACTCAAGCGCTTGTTAATTATGCACTTGAGGGACTAAAAGACAAGGGTCTACACAAAAATAAGGAATATACTGATCGCCTGAGACAAGAGCTTAACGTTATTGATGAGCGAGGGTTCTCAAAATACTTCCTCACGATGAAGTCAATCGTGGATGTCGCCACTGATATGATGTTGACTGGGCCAGGCCGCGGCTCCGCTGCGGGCTCGCTTGTAGCCTATGCATTGAACATCACACAGGTTGATCCAATCAAGTATGATCTTCTGTTCTCGCGATTCCTCCGCTCCGATGCGGAGGACTATCCAGATATTGACTACGATGTGTCTGATAGTATGGCCCTGAAGGAAAAGCTCGTCGAGATGTGGGGCGAGGACTGCGTTGCTCCAATCTCTAACTGGAACACTTTGCAACTTAAATCTCTGATTAAGGATATCTCTAAGCTGTATAACATTCCGTTTACTGAGGTGAATACAGTTACCTCCATCATGATCCGTGAAGCCACACCAGAAGCCAAACGAAAGCACGGGATCAAAGCCGGCATCTATGCGCCAACGTGGGAAGAAGTCATGGAGTACTCACCAGCATTGAGGTCGTACTTAAACAAATATCCGCAAGTTAAGACACACGTCGAAGGTCTTGTGGGTCAGGTGCGCTCATGCTCCCGTCATGCAGGCGGCGTTGTTATTGCGGAGAATCTTGACACCAACATGCCACTGATTAACTCAGGCGGTGTGCGTCAGGCTCCGTGGGCAGAAGGTCAGAACGTGCGACACCTTGAGCCGATGGGCTTCATTAAGTTCGATTTACTTGGACTGTCTACTCTTAAGATGATGGAGGGTTGTATTGAACATATCCTCCGCCGGCATCACGGTGTGGAGAACCCAACTTTCACACAAGTGCGAGACTACTACGAAGAAAAGCTACACCCCGATAAGATGGATATGCACGATACTTCAATCTATGAGAACATCTTTCACAGTGGTAAGTGGGCTGGTGTCTTTCAGTTCACGGAGCCGGGTGCTCAACAATTCTGCGTGAAGGCGAAGCCGAACAACATCATCGATGTGTCAGCTATCACTTCCATCTTCCGACCCGGACCACTTTCGGCCGGCGTCGACTCAGATTACGTAGAAGCAAAGGGTCACCCACAACGAATCAGCTACTTGTCTGATGAAGCTCGCGAGATTACTGAAGAAACTTATGGATTCCTAATCTTTCAAGAGCAGATTGCATTGCTGGCT